TTACAGGAGATCAACTTTCCCGTATTTAAAATAGGTATTCACAAGCCTGAGGAGGACTCAGGGCTTGTGTTCTACTATCATGAGCGTACAGAGCATACAGACACTGGCGCACATACTCAGCTTAAGTACAAAGTAATTGATGATAAGAATATTGATCAACCTACACTAGCCAAACGTAGACTTAAATTAATGCAAGAAGATGTACCACTAGTAAAATTAACTAATGCTATATACTTCTTAGGTGACTTAATAAAATTAGCAGATGCTAAAGTATGGTTTATTGATAGCTTAGGTAAAGTATTTAACTATAAAAAATCAACAGTTGCTAAACTAAAGTTTCATGAGATTGAAACAGTTATTCCTATTAATACAGGTGGAGTAATAGTACAAGTAAAAAACATATCTCAAAGATTTAAATCACTGTATAAGCCTGAATTAGATAAAACACACGTTGGCATATTACATTTTGGTATGAGTATGATCTTATACGGCTTTTATGATAAAGCACATAAAGAAACATGGAGAAGAGTATGATTGAGCATATAATTAAAAAGTATATGGATGATCTAGATAAAGAGATTGAGCTGTTAAACATAGAACGAGATAAAATTACTAAAACAATTGATAATAAACTTAAAGAACGTGCAGATGCTGCAATAGAACTACAGAGGGTTTGTAGGCACATTGACACTAAAAAGGATAATACTTATACCAGTGGTGGCTACGACCATACTAGTACAAGTACTACTATTATTACCTGTACTCAATGTAATAAAATTTTAGATACAAGTACTAGGTACGGTACTTATGCCTAAAGCAATACTTTCAAATAAAATATATCTAGATTGCGATCCGGACTTAATGCGAAAGATCATCTCCGCATTAACTTATAAAATCAAGAAAAATATACCTGGTGCTACCCACTTCAGTCAATTTGAAATTATCAAAAATTATCAATTGGTAAGCAAAACTATTATTGCAATTCCAATAGGCAGACAGGATTTAATTCCTGTAGAGTATGAAATCATTGATAAAAGGATTTTACATGAACTGCCTTTCCCCGACCCTAAATTTGAGCTATTTCCAGAGCAACGAGTTGTATATGATCTAGTAGATGACACTTGCTTTATCAATGCACTAGTAGGTTGGGGTAAAACCTTTTGTGCTCTACATATTGCCCGTAAGTTGGGCCAAAAGACTCTTATAGTATGTCATAACACCATGCTCAGAGATCAGTGGGCTGATGAGATTAGGAAAATCTATGATATGCCTGTGGGCGTTATTGGTTCTGGTAACTTTGATATTGACCATAGTATAGTTGTAGGTAACATTCAAACTTTAACAAAGATTGCTCCAAAGATCGCAAAAGAGTTTGGTACCATCATTGTAGATGAAGCACATCATTGTCCTGCTACTACATTTACTAAATTTATTGATGCAATGTATGCACGCTATAAAATTGGCTTAAGCGGTACTATGCAAAGAAAAGATGGCAAGCACATCTTATTCAAAGATTTCTTTGGACCTAAGCTGTATCAGCCGCCACAAAATAATACGCTTACTCCGAAGATTCAAATTGTAAAAACTGGCATTAGTTTAGCTCAAGGCGAACCCTGGGTTAAAAAGATGAATATTCTCTTATACGACCCTGACTATCAACGTGCTATTGCCCATATAGCTGATTTAAAGATCAAGCAGGGTCATAAGGTATTAATTATTGCAGATAGAGTAGAATTTTTACAACAAGTAAAGGAGATGATAGGTGATGAATGTGTGTGTATTACTGGGGGGACAACCTATGAAGAACGTACAGAGCTCAAGCAACAAGTTGAAAGTGGTGAGAAAAGCTGTGTTGCTGGCAGTCGTCAAATCTTTTCAGAAGGCATCTCCATCAACATTTTAAGTTGTGTGATTTTAGCTGCGCCAATTGCCAATGATGCACTATTAGAGCAGATTGTTGGTAGGATACAGCGTATGCATCCCGATAAATTACCACCACTAGTAGTAGACATGAACTTCTCTGGTGCTAGTGATAGAAAGCAGAATAAAGACCGTCAAGCGTTCTATCAAAGAAAAGGTTGGGAAGTAGTAGGCTTGTAGGCTATAAAAAATTGCACTTGTGTACCGTAGTAATTTTTGATATAATATATGTTCTTTGAGAAAATATGACTCTGTTCTTTAACCTTGAAATATTAGAGCAACAGTCCAATAATGATCCTAATAAGTTCATGGCAATGCTTGAGTATCACTATACCAAACGACTACCTAGTAAGTACGCAAAGTATAAACCAAGTCGTCGTCCACTTCATGGTACCAGCTTTATCTTAAACTTTGATGAATTATTACAAGATAAATCAACGGATATACTATACAAAATACAGTATATAAAGCTTCTAGCTCGCAGAGACTACAGCTTATACAAGTTATATAAAATCCGTACACTACAGTTATCTTTTTTCCCAGACGTAAAGCTCGACCAAATCCAGCATAATCCGTTATTAACAATAACACCCAACGAAATTAAATTTAAATACGAGGAAGTATAAAATGGCACTAGCATTTACCCAAACCAAAGGCAAAGCAGTTAAAAACTCATTCGAAGCATACGCATACAAAGACGGTGAAAATACTGTACGTATTGTAGGCGGAATTCTTCCACGATATGTTTACTGGTTGAAGGGTACTAATAACAAAGATATTCCAGTTGAGTGCTTGGCATTTGATCGCGAAAAGGAGAAGTTTACCAACGCTGAAGTTGACCACGTTCCAGCTTTCTTTCCAGATAAGAAGTGCTCATGGAGCTACTCAGTAAATGCCTTAGTTGATGGCAAAGTAGTTGTCTTAAATCTTAAAAAGAAACTATTTGAGCAGATTTGTTCAGCAGCAGAAGATTTGGGCGATCCAACTGATCCAAAAGATGGTTGGGATGTAGTGTTTAAACGCCAGAAAACTGGCCCACTGCCTTTTAATGTTGAGTATACACTTTCAGTATTGCGCTGCAAAAAGCGTGCTCTTACAGCAGCAGAGTTGGCAGCAGTAGCAGAATCTGTTACTATTGATCAAAAGTTCATCAGAGCTACTCCAGAAGAAGTAAAAGCTACACTAGAGCGTATTACCACAGGTGCTGAAGAAGATGCAGCTCCAGAGGGTACTGACCAAGAAGCCATTAACGACCTTAATGTTTAATTAAAACAAGCCGCTAAGTATTCTATGCTTAGCGGCTTTTTGCACTCAACAATTATGATAACAAAAGACTTAATAAAAGAATTACAAAAATTAGTTGATGAACACGGTGATAATCATCAGATTATGTTAGATGTTTTTGTACGAACTCAAAACGGTTATTTTAAATACATGGGATTTTGTCCCCCTACTAATGTAGTAAGATCAGCTAACGATAACTACGATATTATCTCTACTTTTCCAAAGGTAAAATAATGAATGTACTTTTTACCGCAGATATTCACATTAAGTTGGGGCAGAAAAATGTGCCAGTTGAGTGGGCTAAAAATAGATATGAGATGCTTATTAAGCAATTGCAAAAGTTACAGAACTCCTGTGATTTATTTGTAATAGGCGGTGATATATTTGATAAAATGCCTACAATGGAGGAGTTGGAAGTTTACTATGATCTAGTAGCTTCAATTAAAGTTCCTTGTGTAATCTATCCTGGTAACCATGAGTCTGTTAAACGAGATACTACTTTCTTTACATACTTAAAACGTAGTACACAAAGATTAAACTCACTGGTAACAGTAATTGATGATTACCACAAAATTGATAATATGGACTTTATTCCGTATAATCGACTAAAAGATTTTAAACCAGAAAACTTTACTGGTAATATCCTATTCACACATGTCCGAGGTGAAATACCTCCGCATGTAAAGCCAGAGATTGATTTAGCAGTATTTGATCACTGGGATATAGTTTTAGCCGGAGACTTACATAGCTATGAAAATTCACAACGTAATATCCTATATCCTGGCAGCCCTTGTACTACTAGTTTTCACAGGAATGTTGTGGATACAGGTGTTATTATTTTCGATACTGATACCTTAGAGCATGAGTGGGTATTACTAGAACTACCACAACTGTTGAGAAAAACTATTCAAGCTGGTGAAGAGATGTTGGCTACTAAGTATCATCATACAATCTATGAGATTGAAGGTGATATGAGTGAATTAGGTGCATTACAAGATAGTGCACTAATTGACAAGAAGGTAGTTAAGCGTGAAACTGAAACTGCACTAATCTTAGACCCTAAAATGTCGCTGGCCGCAGAGTTGCAAGAATACTTACTATACATCCTACAACTACCTGATAATACGGTAGAGAGTATCCTACAAACACTAAATGATAATATTGATAAGGTTAATG